TTGCACGGGCCCACGGCGTGGCCATCGATCCCAACCGCCTGTATGCGTCCGACAAGATCAAACGATGCGGCACGGTAGAGCGCCCGAACTCAGGCAACGGTGCCTACTTCTGGGATGGCCAGCGTGGATGGGTCATGGATTGGTCAGGAGAGGCCAAGGTGATCTGGTTTGAAGACCCGCATGCCAAGCCTTGGACTGACGACGAAAAGCGCCTGATGGCCATAAAAAGGGCCTCTGCGGCTACCGACCAAGAGAGGAGTTACCAGAATGCCGCATTCCAAGCCGACGTAACCCTGCGCAGTGCCAAGTATGACAACCACGGCTACCTTGAAATGAAAGGGTTCAAGGAGACCCGTGGGCTGGTGCTGGACGAAAAACTGCTGATCCCCATGAGGAACGTGTCAACCAACAAGTTGCATGGGTACCAGTCGATCCGTTGGGACATGGAAGCGCGCAAGTACGAAAAAAAGATGCTCCACGGCATGCGCGCCAAGAATGCGGTTCTGTACCTTGGCGATAGACGCAACGACGAATCGTGGCTGGTGGAGGGCTTTGCCACCGGGCTGTCGGTGCGCCACGCCCTGCGCAGTGTGGGCATCCCGGCATCAGTGGTGATTTGCTTCAGCGCCAGCAACATGATCCAAGTGGCCGACCAGATCAAGGGCAAGCGGTTCATCTTTGCTGACAACGACGAGAGCAAGACGGGTGAGAAGTCAGCCTTGACAACCGGGTTGCCGTGGACGATGGCTGACCAAGTTGGGTACGACGCAAACGACTTGCACATGAAGGACAGCTTGTTTGCTGTGGTGGGCAAGATGATGGAAGTTCGCAAGAGAGAGATGGTATATTTTTAAGGGGGTTGACACGGATTGTTGAAATTCGTTTAGAATCCCAGCAAATGCAAGGTGTGGAAGCCGAAGCATGAAAGCCGTTAAGTCTGATCCCGACCCCGAATGGGGTAGCCCCGCCCATAAGGCGAGGTTCTTCCACCGGGGTCAGTCTTAACGGCTTTTTTGTTTTCCATGATCTTGCCGCCGAATTGGACGCGCACTGGCGGTAGCGGTTCGGGGATATTCCTACTACGGGAAAGATGCTGAGACAGGAAGAGGGGTGGCGAAGTGAGTGCCCCTGCATCGAACGACTGACGGGTCAGAAACTCCGACGGGTATCTGTGAAGGCTCATCTCCTCTGGGGAGGGCTGAGTCTGTCCACCTCTGGGTATCAAGGGATTGAGATTAAGATAGAAGTAAGGTATCTATAAGGGCCGGGCCGGGCCCATTTTTTTGTTTATTGAATCAAACTTCATGTTAGACTGAACCAATTTAATGGAGAGAAAAATGGACAAATTGGAAGAGATGCTTTACTTTTCAACACCCGTGTACGTGGTAAAAAAACCTGAGTTTTTAGAGGTTGTTCGTTCAGTATCGGGGCGGTACGAGAAGGCATCCAAAGCGCGCAAAAAGACTGCAAATTACGTGAACCTGATGACGGCCAGCTTTTCGCATGAGCCTGAGTTAAAAGACTTCTCCCAGTACATCTCACAGACCGCATGGAATATCTTGTCCTCACAGGGGTTCAAGATGGATCAGTTGGTAACGTATTTCACTGAAATGTGGACGCAAGAGCACAACCGTTTGTCGTCAATGAACTTGCACGTTCATGGAAATAATTCTCAGATCAGCGTGTTTTACTTTTTTGAGGTTCCTGAAAAAGCTTGTAAGCTGGTAATCCATGATCCACGACCCGGCAAAGTGATCATTAATTTGCCTGAAAAAAAGTCTAGCGACATTACGATGGGCTCACATCAAGTGGTTTTTACACCACAGGTGGGCGCATTGATTTTTATCAACGCATGGGTGCCTCATTCGTTAAGCAAAAACTTGAGCAACAAGTCGATGAAGTTTGTCCACATGAACTTGTCAGTGGCCATCAACCCAGACGCGCCCAAGAAAGCAGAAAAAACAGTGGAGGTGATATGAAAATCCGAGTGCGTTTCAACAAGTCGCGTGGCCAAGAGGGAAGAGGCACTGCTGAACACGCTTGGCGTGTGTTTGTGGGGAAAAAAGAGTACCTTGCAAAAAACGTGGTGTTTACCATCCCGTGCCAGAGTGAAAAAGACTGCTGTTCTGAGGACTGGAACATGATGGCCGAAGGTGAAATTGAAATTGACCGCGAAACTTCAACAATAAAAATAGTTGCAGTGCCAATCTAATTTGGTGTTAGACTCTTTTTACCACAACAAGTGGGTTAACAAGGAGAGTCTTTTGAAAAACAAACCGACCTACACGCACATGGATGTGCTGATGGCCAGCCCCACTGAGCCATTACCTCCGAAGAAGAGGCAGTACCAAATGGACTTGATGCGTAAGTCCCTCGATAACTGCAAGACAAAGTCCACGCTGATGGACATTGCAGTCTTGGCAACTGCGGTAGACCTCATGGCCACCTTGTGCGACATGGGGCACTTGCAAGACGCTGAAAAGGCCTTGGAAGACGCAATGTGTGCCTTGATGCAGGACAACTTCAACGACATCGAGGTGCGCATGTTTGAAGGCATTCTGGAGGACTACCAGATGGTCATGGACAGCCTACCTGCACGCACCATGATTGTGGCCCACAGAAAGACCGAGACGCGCCTTGGAAAACAGAAGGTGGCCGCATGACACCGTTCATTCAATCAACGATGCGCTGGATGGTGCAGGCAGACATTGACCCAACAGAGATGCAATGGTTCGACATTTCAGGAACGCTTGACCAAACTATTGTTGATCAAGACTGGTTGCAAGAATACCGCCCACCGTTTGAAAAGTGCATGGTGGTTTGGCAAGGCCACTCAAAGACGCACCAAACCTACGAGTTCATGATGACCGTCGTGGGTACCGACCCCGAAGAGGGCATTGTGCTGTCCGTTCACAAAGGCCCGTATGGCCAGATGCCACGCAAACTTCCGTTAATGGTTTATGTTCTGGACGAGGGCATGATTCGCTATGGTTCAGTTGACGAAAACGATGTTGTGGACGAGGGAGATGCAAAAGTTGTTTTGGCTGTTGTGGGCAAATGGTATCAATTGCTGGCGCAGGGTTGCTCTTCGTACAAGCCGCATGTGCGTCAGACCTTCACCAACCGCAGAAAAATATCTGAGGGCAAGACGCCAACATATGACTGGACAACGGTCTACATTGACTCACCCACACAAAGGTCAGAGTCAAAGGGTGGCACACATGCATCACCAAGATTGCATGACCGCAGAGGGCACCTGCGCAGGCTGAGAGACGGCAAAAATGTTTGGGTGAAGGCCTGCAAGGTTGGAGACGCAAGCAAAGGTGCTGTATGGCACGATTACGCAATTAGGGAGGCCGCATGAACCTCACACCACTCACAGAAGAAGAACTTGAGATTGCCATCACTGTGCATGCGCGCAGGCGAAAAGTGTTCATCGAAGAAGGCCTGTGCGAAGAACAAGCATGGGACTTGGCCGACAAAATGTTTGATCGTGACAGAGACATTGGTGACGACCGACGTGTGTGCTTTGAGTGCAAGAACCACGTGGCCAAACATTGCATGGCTTACAAGGACAATTTTGGAAAACCCACAATGCAGTTGCGCTTCATCCTACAAAGGTGCCCAAAATTTGTGCTTAAAGGGAAGAAGCCTTTGACTGAAGAAGAGCGGCACCAAATCGACAAATCCACCCAACATCAGGAGAGAAACAAATGACCAAGACACCGCGCCAAAAAATCTTTTGGGCAATTTTTCTTTTGCCTTTTGTATTCTCAGCGGCCATTCAGTTCTTTCCGCTTTGGTTGTCTATTCCCACGGCATTCTTGTGCGGCGCATTCTGGCTAGGTGCCATAGTGACGTTGCGTTACTTACCAACGAAAGTCAAAGATGAGAACACTGGGAATTGATCCGGGCGCGACAGGCGCAATTGTGTTGTTGGAGGACGGCCAGCCCATTGAATGGACTGCCATGCCCACCAACAAGATTGGCACGGCTACTCGCGTGAATGCGGCCGCACTGACTGATTTCATTGCGTCGTGTTGTTGTGAGCACGTGTACGTCGAGCAGGTGCATGCAATGCCCGGCAACGGCGGGGTTTCGATGTTTAACTTTGGCCACTCATGCGGCACCGTCATGGGTGTGTTGGGCGCGATGGGCTTACCGCACACCATGGTGACACCACAGTCGTGGAAAAAGGCCGCAGGCTTGATTGGCACCGACAAGGACGCCGCACGGGCACGAGCAATCCAACTGTGGCCAAGGTGGCGCGAGTTGGACAAGAAGGGCAGGGGTCAGGCTTTGGCTGACGCCGCATTGATTGCAAAGTTTGCTTTACAGAGGAATGTGACATGACAGGTTTTAAATCAAAACGCAAAGCGGCGCAGGACAAACAAGAGGTGTATGACGGTGATTACGGGGGCATTGATGAATTTATGCACTGGGTGACCATCGTCATCCTTTTTTTGATGACCATCGTCTTCTTGAGTGCGGTGGCCGGGTTCATCTGGGCCATGCTATGACACGCGACAAAATTATCCGTATTGCTTTAGAAGCTGGGCTGCATTTGGCGACGGACGTTAATTGGATGCCAATCGTTCGGATTGAATATCTTGAATCTTTTGCCAAGCTGGTGCTGATGAACACAGACCCAAACTCGTTTATGTCGTACCAAGAGGGCGCAGAAGCAGGGCGTTTAGCCGAACGTGAGGCGTGTGCAAAATTGTGCGAGGCACAAGGCGAGTACGGCGATGAGCAATACGCTGACGCCATCAGGGCAAGGGGAAACACATGACTAAAGACGGCATAACATTAACCAACATACGGCATCCACGAGGTAAACCTGCGCTTGGTGATTTAAATCCTGAGTCATTAGAAACTGTGGAGATTGATTTGCCTGAGCCTATTGGGTATGTAAGCAAAGGTTCGGCAGAACGACTGCGAGGAGAAGAACACATGACACAAGATGAAATTGTTGAGATGGCTAGACAGGTGGAATTTGAGGCTGGCTTTAAATGGTGCGTCAACTTCATTGAACTTGTTGCCTTCGCCGCACTGGTAGCCGCCAAAGAACGTGAAGCCATAGCAAAGGTAGCAGATGGATGGCCCGACTACGATGTACAGGGATTGGCAGAAGCTATCAGAGCAAGAGGAGAGAAAGCATGACTGAACAACGCCCAAAACTAACGGTGATTCCATCCTCAGATCAAAAAGCTATGGGGATGGACTTGATGAACGAACTACGAGACGTTATCAACACACCAAAATACGACCACATGACAACTGCAACAGTAATGGGAGTTTTGGAAATGACAAAACTACATTACTGGCATTGCAATATAACTGGAGAGAACACATGACTGACAAAGAAGCAATGAAGCTGTCGCTTGATGCGCTGGAAGCGGATGAACTAGACATGGTTATTGGTAAAGATGGGCACATGGTTTACCGTAAAGAAAAAGCCATCACCGCCCTGCGCGAAGCCTTGGCACAACCAGAGCAGCGCAAGCCGCTGACGCGAGATGAAATTTCCGAGATCGCCGCGCAGTCTGGTGCTTATGATGAACAACTGCTGGCTTTTGCCCGAGCCATCGAAGCTGCCCACAACATCAAGGAGCAACCATGACTAACCGAGAAGTAATGCAGCAGGCGCTGGATGCGTTAGAAACATTGAGCAAACTTGGCAATGGGAAAACCGATGGCAACAGCATCGGCAACACAATTGCACAAGAAGCGCGAGAACATCTTTTTACTGCATTAGCGCAGCCAGAGCAGGAGCCTGTGGCTTGGGTTTGTTATGGAGCACCGGGAAAACGCGATATTGACTTTGAGGAAGCCGACATTAACGGACTGCCAATCGGAACTAATCTTTACACCACCCCACCCGCAGCACAGCCACCTCCCGAGTGGGAATTGATCAAGAACATCCTTGACGAATACGGGCTACAGGCAATCAGCTTTTTGGCTGAGTGGAAAGCAGCACAGCGCCCGTGGGTAGGGTTGACGGATGAGGAGGTGCAGTTTTACGCCCTGAAGCACAGTAAGCTGATCAATGTGGGTTACTACAAA